CCAAAGGCATAGTTAATGGAAAGATTATCCTTCATCTTTAACTGGGTACGGGTAGTAACAACTCCTGCATTTGCATCTACATTATTATAAGAACATCTTGCCCCTGTTGTTAAAGTAGTCCAAGCTGTATTATCTGTTACATTTGGAATTAACGTATGGTCGGCATATTCCGTTTCCATTAAATTCTCAGCCATCCATTCTACACCACCAATACAAATAGTTTTGTAAACTACTCCATTATTACCTACGTAAGTTCCTTGACTCCCTTCTGCTAATGTAGTGAATCCTTTTACAAGACGTACCGATAATCCATATTTTCCTGAAGTTTGTGATCTATAAAAAGTACTGGACAATCCTAAACTCCAAGTCCACATAAAATCACCCCCACCTGCAAAAGTTGATGACCAATAATATGTATTATTACCTAATCCAGCAAATGCTCCTGCTGAAGTTCTTAATCCTGTAGATAGTCCTGTAAATTTGGAACTATTAGTAACATCAACTGTCGTAGCAGACCAGTGAGTTAATCCTGCTTCTTTTAATAAGTTACCTGCAATAGATGCCCCACCTAAAGCCGTAGCAAGTTCGGAAAAATCTGCATCAGTAGGAACACTCCAATTTTGTCCTGCAATACCTTTAGGATTTTGTAAGGCTGGTACATTATATTGAAAACCATAAAGAATACTTGAAACATAATTCAATTGGTCAATATAAAGGTATCCTTGTTGATTATCTCGTGATCCCCATCCTGCTAAATACTTGTTTCCGTATGTTGCCATTAGTAACTATTATTAAGTGTTCCCATTTCTTCTAATACTCCAACTAAATCCCTTCCTTCTGCACGTAAGACAACGGGTTTAAACATTCTTTGTGAATTATTACCATTTTGAATACTTGCTAATTTATGAGGGGGAACAACAACCTCACCGGAACTTAACATTGCCGGATAAGTATCATTCTTATATCCTGTAGGAACAACACCTCCCTGAGCCATTGGTTGAGCGTTAATTGCAGCGATTTGTAAAGCACCTGCGGCTAATAACATTGGTATTTCTATAAAAGAAAACCAACCTAACTGTGACATTGCTTTTGTAACAGAAATAGCAGTATTAACAATAGCCTCTGCAATAGCCATTCGTTTCTTCTTTTTGGCGTATTCTTCATTTATCTTTAAATTCTGAGCCGTTACCCATGCTTCTGATTTATTCCGTGCCTTAGCAACAGTTTCTACCATTTTCAATGCTCGATTTTGTTGTGCATCAAGTAAACTAACATATGCTCCCATTACAGGTACTATGGTTGATAATCCATCTGATATACCCTCCATGATATTATCAAAATTAATCATAGCATTAGCCTTCTTCACATCATTCCCATACTTCAAAATAGCAGCACTTGCCTTTTCATATTCCGGAGAAAGAACTGACATACTTGCTCTTAATTTCTGTTGGGTTTTAATAGCTTCCTCTGCCGTCTTTTTAATTTGGATCCAATCTGATACTCCTGAACCTTTCCAACCTTTCCTATCTTTTATATTTTTAATAGCTTCTTCATAATCCTTAATACTCTTCATAGCAGAATCCGTACTTAGCTTAGAATAAGCATCATTTAATAAGCCTTGAATTACAGCTAAAGCTTTTGTATCCCCTGCTGCTTCCCGATATTTAATTGATAATTGTTCAATGTAATCCTCATCAAGTTTAATTAAATCTCCTGTTACTTTAAAGCTAATACCGGCTTGATTTTCTTTAAGAAGTAAATCTGCAACAGAATCATTATACTTTTTGGTAATGTCATTTAATCCTAAAAAATTAATAGTTGAATTTTCTGCTTGAGCACCTAACAAAGCTTGCATCATTGTCGTAGCATCCCCTGCTTCCGTAGCTAAGTTATATGCTTTCTTTAAATCAGCTATACGATTTTTATGTGCTTGTATTTTAGCACCAAGTTTATCAAAGCTACCACCTAAAAAGGCAGAACCCATAGCTGTTTCCGCAAGAGCTTTTTGTAGGGTCTTTCTGGAAATTTCATCATTCAATTCAGAAATAGCTTGTTTTAAATCTAATACTGCTTTACCACCCTCACTACCTGGAACGGATAATTTTTTTAATGCTTCTGAAAAAATACTTAACTGCGATGTCATACCCCCTAAGGAATCACCGGAAACTTTTACATTAGCCGTATTGACAGATAACTGTTCACTCATATCCTTTAAAACACTAAAGGTATAATCTAATGCTCCACCATACATGTATAGATTAGCAATCATCGCTTGCATGAATGGATCATTTTGCTTCATTATCTTACCACCATTCTCAAAGGTAGTAAAGAATAATTTATTTTTTTCATCTGCAGCATCAAACTTCTTACCATTTTCTAATATAGTATTCCCAAGAACATTTGCTTTAGTAATTATAGCATCGTATGATTCGTTGAAACTCTTTATAAATTCCTGTCTTTTTTTAATTGATTCCTCATTAGATTTTTGAGATTCTTCTGCAGCTTTTAATCTTGCTAATTTTTGAGCCTCTGTTTCTCCTGGAGGGGGTACAGCACTCAAACTTGTCGGCATACCTGGAATTACATAAGCAGGAATTTTCAAAGACATTATATCCTTAATATTGGTTTTAATATCATCTAAAGTTTTATTCCACCCCCTACTAAGTTCATTTGCGGATTCCCAAGACCACAATGTTTTTGGGTCTAAATATGCAAAACCGGGGGTATTATCTGCTTTACTTAATTCTTTAGTAGCTTTTGTTACATTCATTAAAACATCATACATGGCTTGAAGAGAAATCATAGTTTCTGTATAATTTTTCTTACTTTTTGCCGCATTAGCATTTTCAATACTCTGTCTTATTTTAGAACCAACTGTAAATTTTTCAATAAAAGAAAGCTGTTTATCCGCACCACTCATTACATCAGAAATATATTGCTTTTCTGTTTCCACCATTTTCTCCTGAATGGCTTGTGCTTTTGCTTTATCCTGTAAAGCTTTAATATATTTATTTATTGCTTCCGTAGCCGTACCAGTATTAATAGCATCCTGAGTAATACCTCCTAAATATTCCGGTGATATAGCATTTAATTTCTTTATAGCATCTTCTTTTTGAGCTAAAGTAGTATTATGACTCTGTACTATTCTCAGTAATTGATCTATTTGATTCTTTTCCCTTATTGTCGATGTAGCTACCTGTGTATTAATATCAAGGACTGCTTTTTGAGCTTGGGTAGCTTCTCTATTTGCACGAAGATACAATACAATTGCTGCCGTAACAAGAGCGATTGCTATCGCCGCACCTACCCAAGGATTAGTAATACCGATTACACCTAACATTGACATCCATTGAGCTGATATAGCCGTTGCATTAAATATAAGAACCCGCTTAAAATTTGTAATAAATAATATTAATTTTGGCCAGGGAGTAGTTGCCCATACTACAGCCATAGCTAAACCACCTAATATACGAATTAAATTACCTATAAATAAAACAAGTGGACCAATTGCGGCAGCCCATAAAGCCATATGAATATAATGCTGTTGCATAGCAGGAGTTAAATTCTTAAACCAATTGGCAAGTTCATTTAACTTACCTGCTAAATCATTAAAAAATCTAATTAAACCACCACCTGTACCACCAATAGATAATAAAACATTTTGGAAAGCTACCTTTATACCATCCAAAGAATATTGAATAGATATTTTTGATATTTCCCATGCACGAGCAAATGCATCTGATTCATCTTTACTCTTTCCGGCAACTTCTTGAAGTGCTTTCATCTGTGGTCCAGTCAAACCTAATGCCGCAATTTCTCCACGAATATTTCCAAATATTTTACCAGAAGCCGTTACTCCCATTTTAATAAAAATTCCATTAAGTTCTGCTAAAGCTGCCGCTAATCCTTTGTCCCTAATTATTTCTCTTAATTTTGCAAAGGATGAACCCATAGATTTTAATGCTGCTTCTGCATGAGGTGCTGGATCAGCTATTCCCTGTAACATAGCACGAATAGAAGTTGATGCCCTTGCGGCATTAAAACCTGTTCTCGTCATTATTGCTAATGCAGAAGTTACCTGATCAATAGATACGCCTAATTTTGCGGCAAAAGGTAATATTGGTCCAATTACCGGAACAATTTGATTTATTTCTACAACACCTTCCCGAATAGCTACTGTTAATACATCCATTGTTTTTGCCGCATTAAAAGCAGATTCCCCATAAGCATTATAAATAAAAGTTAATGCTTTTCCTACGTCGGAAGCAGAACCCATTCCAATTGCAGATGCCTTTGAAGCTAATTCTACAATTTTTAAAGTAGTTGCGGCAGATAATGCCGAGTTAGCTACGAAGTAAAATGATTCTGTAATTTCTGCGGAACTTCTATGAGTTTCATCCGATATTGCTTTAATAGCCGGTTTCCAAGCATTCATTTGTTCTTGGGAAGTGGAAGTCAAAGATACAATCTTATGTTCTAATGTATCTAATGTAGTAACCGCCTTTATTGCACCATATCCTATTAATAATAAAGGTGCAGTAACATACATAGTCATAGATTGTCCAAAACGTGTAAACGCTAAGGACAATCTATTAACATTAGATGCCATCATAGCAGAGGCATTTGCAGATGCAGCAGTCTGAGCCGCTAAAGCTTTTTGTGATGCGACAATTTGAGAAATCATGACCTTTTGTTGTCTTACCATTTCTTGTGCCGCTAACTTATCGAATAATAGGTCTGCTTTTATTCTATTGGCAATTATAGTGTCCTCTGCAGCTTTTTCTGATGCTACCCTTCTTTCCACAGCTTTTATACGTTGAATCATTAACTTATTATCCAACGCTATTTGAGCATTTGAGGAAGAAATAGCTGCAGCAGTTTGTGCCCTTGCTGCGGCTTCAGATGCGGCAGTAACTTTTCCTAATGAAGCTTCTGCTACACCTTCCAATTTTCCAAACGCTGCGTATGCCGCATTTAACCCTGCAAGATTTACTCCAAGAGTTACCCACAATTGCCCTATATCCATTATTGTTTCGGTTTTTGTATGCGTATTCTTTTACCGTCTTTTTCTATATAGTTGGATTTTTTAAGTCCAAATGCAGCAAATAAATTGTTTTTAATTTGCTCTACTGACTGACGTGATTCAGTTTGTTTTAATTCTTCAGCTTGTTCATTTAATCGTTCTCTTTCAAATTTATCCCAAATTGGTAGGAAATCAGAAGGATTGGTAGCGGTGGGTGTTTTCCCTTCTTCCGTATTACAAGCATTATGGATGTTTATCATAGTTGCCTGCAATGATGCCATTCTATAATCATCCCTCCATGTACCAATCGGGTCGATACGATCATATGCTTCCCATTCACTTAATTGAACAGAGGTTAGTCTGTCCAATAAGTGATCAGGATGGTCTATTCCAAGTTGGAGGCAGAGTCTGAATTGGAATTGGCGACTTGGTCGCCGTCTGAGTTTTTTATTAAATTCTCCTTATCCACTTCAGTTATAGCATTCAGCTTTTGTGCTTCGTTTACAATCTTTTCCAAACGACGAGCACTCATGTTTATGGAAAGTAATTCATAATCGGAAGGTTTCAATAATGCTATACCATTTTCGTCACAAAGAGTAACAACGGCTAATTTAGCACGGAAGTCAACCAAACTACGATCATATCCAGTTACTTCTCCTTTTGAATCCTTAATTTCTTTTAACAGGGATTGTTCAAACGTATCACGTTCCCTACCAGACATTTGACGAACATATACAAATTCATCTTTTCCAAGATCAACTTTAACGATCTCAACTTCTTCTTTCTGTAATAATAAACTACGATTTAATAACTGCGTCATGATTAACTGTTTTAATTAATGATTAAATTTATATATTTATGCTTTATTTTTAAATATTAAAAAGACCTGATTAGTCAATTTCCAATTTAGCTTGGACTTCCACTGTTTGCACCATTGTTGATAACAGGCTTTCCGGTGATCTGAATTGTAACGTCATTTGAAATTGCATCCTTTGCAGAAATGCTCAACGGTAATTCAGTTACCAAACCAGTGAATTCAATGGTAGTAACCAATGTGTCGGGTATAACAATTTCATAAGACTGTTCTTCGTCAGATTCAAAATCTTCCATAAACAAATCAAGGTTGCCCCTGCTAAAGTTCATAGAAAGTTGTAATGTACCTGCTTCCCGAAAACCAGCAATGAACTCTTTCCATCCCCCGACACTATCAATAGAGGTAACTTCGATTGTTTCCCTCTTCATGCCTGGACCTTTAATTGACGTAATTTCAGAAATAGCATCCCAATGAGACCCATTCCATCTATGAAATTCTACGCCAACTCCACTAATTGCTTTTGTTGCCATAATAAAATTTCTCCTTTTTAAACGCTTGCTCTGCGCTGTAAATTAAAATTACAAATAATCCTTGCCCGACTATTTTCGTCAAAGTCCAATAAAGCTGGACCAGAAGCACAATAGATAACGGAATAAAGATAATCACCAATGGTTACGTTTCCTAAACCATGCAGTAATGTCTTTATTGTTTCTATTAAATTCCATCCTGTTTGAAAATCCTTATTTCTAACTCTTATCTGAACGGATGGATATTCATATCCTTGTGATGTTAAATTTAATTGTGGTGGAATACTCGTTGTATCAAATATCGTGACACAATCCGGCGGTGATGTTGGTTCTATACTTACAAATAAGGTTTTAGCAAATACTAATCCCAAACCACTTTCCGATTCCAATAATTCTACAATATCTATACTACAAGCATTCATATTTTAAGGTATTAGGGTTTCCCCATGAATAATTTCCAATATTGTATTATGATTCCGGTTGATTGACTTTATTAAGAATCCTGGACCAGAACCTGCTTTTGTCCAATTTACTGCACCATACATTTCATGAACCCAAAGAGCATAGTTTGCAGAAAATCCCATACGTAATCCATATTTTCTTGCTCCTATTGGTCCATCATATTCAGAATGCGTTTCCCAAGTCTTTTCTAAAATTCCTTTATCTACTGGAATAAAGGGTTCATTCCTTTGCATATCATTACGAATAAATATAGCACATTTTCGTAAACCTTTTCGTGTATTATTACTAATAGCAAGAATTTCTACATTTAACGCTTTAATAACTTTATCAAACCCTTCTATACTTGATCTTGTTATTCCTTGTGGCATGATATTTAATTTTGTACGTTTCCAAATCCTAAGTAAATAGTATATACAAACTTATCTTGTGATCTAAATAATGGTGATGTATCAATTGCAATTATTTGGTAAGTATCCGGAAGTCCTATTGGATTATCTGTATCAACACCACTTTCAAAATCATCTAAAGAACCTAAATGTAACCAACCTTCAAGGTCAAGTTTTTGAGCAACCGTTACTACAGCTTTATTATGAAATTCCTTTCCATTCTTACTTGTAGTTTGTACTCTTGCAGCATCTTCCCATCGGCAACCACCAAACTCATCTGTAGATTCAAAAGTAACTGGAGTAGAAAAAGTAAATCCACCACTACCATTTGGTTGAGGATTCCCCCAGTACACTACTCTTTGTACACAAATCTTTTTTATGAATGAAAGTATGCTCATTTGGTAAAGGATTTAATTGCATATATCTTTGCCGACCGTCCCATTAATGTAGCTAACCTGCCTGATGTATCTAAGGTTAATACCATTTGCCCATAAGATGTGGAATGTAAACCTTCTCCATAATCCCCTGCATATTCTATCTTTGCTGTTCCGGCTTCTTCTTTCTTTGCCATACGTTCCACCGTAGATGCTACCATGTGAGCAGTAAGCCACTTTTCAATCTCTTTTAATAATGGAGTATCCCCTGTACCAAAAACAGAATTGATAAGAGTATTGGCAGTACCAATAAATGCGTTCCATTTATCAACGTCCAATTTTACATCCATAATAGATTGAACTTCCTCGAATGTTACACGTGCTGCCATAGTCTTTTTATTATTAGTTTACATTTTTGATAACAAAACCAAAACCTATTTACTTTATAATGAATAAAGATATGACCTTTTCCATAAGTCAATCCTTTTTCACCTTTTGATTTATCTATTGAAAAATACCAAGGAAGTTTCATTATTAATTCCTTTCTTTTTGTGGACTATTTTTTAATAATGCGTTTACAACTTTGGGAATATCAGCATTCCATTCTAATCCTAACCAAGTAATTACTTCTTTTATTTGGCTGAAATCATTTTGTGCCATTCGTTCAGGATAAACCTCTTTATAATTTACCCCTGCTTTGATCATAGCAAGGAATAATGCTTCATGCTTATGTATCCAACCTAACCATCCTTCAGCATCGGAATATCCTGTCATAAATCCGGTTTTCAAACAAGACTGAACTATATCACCTGTTCTTCTTCTTACAATAATCCATTTAGCATCAGGATATGTTTCATTCCATAGTTGCCAAATTTGAGCAATACGAGAACTTTTATAAATCCAAGGTTTATCTTCTTTATATTTTTGCTCTTCCAAAATATCATTTATAATAAATGCCCATGTAGAAGGAATGCAAGAATCATCTAAAGAAGGAATAATCTTTTGACCATTTATAGGAACTTTTAAAACGGAAGTGTAAAAATCATTTACTAAACTTTTTATTACTTTGTTTTCTCCCATTTCCGTAGTATCCCCCATAAATACATCACACATTGCTAAAACCTTTGCAATAATAGTACTGCCGGAACGTTCTATCCCCGTAATTAAGATTGGTTGATTTAGGTAGTCTTTTTTCATTTGTAGTATTTATAATCTTCACCAATAAATTCCTTTAATTTTGCTAAATTATAATCAGGCAATCCTTTATACATTGTTCGTCTATGACCCCCACCAATTCCACCTCTTCCATTCATTCCTTTTATACCAATTGCAAGGTCTTCACGTGGAAATAGATTTACATTTGTAACGTGTTTAAAGAACTCTATATCTATAAACTTATTCCCGTAGCTTAATTCAAAAGCAGGGATTGCTTCCGTCTTAAAAGCCGTTTGGAATAGACTCGTATGATATACGTTAGCGTCACCCCGATATTTCTTTTCTCCTATGTGATAATACATCGTATAAATTTCACCTGCAATGGTAAATCCTTCTAATTTGACCACCATCTTTTCCAAATAAACAGGAGAATAATAATCATCATCCTCAATTATAAAAATACCTTCCACTTGTTTCTTTGGAATACTTTTTATAATATCAATACCTACTTTTAAATTCCTACTTTGAGTGTTATCTCCATTCCTCCAAATTGGAGAAGGATACTTTGTAATGATAGTCCAATTTTTAGGAAACGGTTCTATATTTAATGTAGTACGTGGTATGCAATCATCTACAATTATCCAAAGAACCTTTCCGGTATATGTTTGTTTCCGCATCCAATTACAACACAAATTGAATTGTCTTGATCTTCCTCCTGTTGGTGTTATTAGTACAATCATTTCTATTTATGTTTAAACCAGACTTTGTTATTATTTTCGTATGCCTTGAATTTACTATTTACAGGATAACC